AACGATAAAGTAGAGTGAGATAAAAATAAAGATTGGCCAATAATGCCTTTCTGGAATTCTTGCCGCTAAGCGAAGATATTTATGAATCAGATTTTTCATTTACTACCTTACCAATTTCTTCATCTAGTTTAAGAATTGCTTCTCGCACTTCAACAGTTCTTTGAGAAGGAAATTCATAACTATCTTGAGCAGTAGCGCGAAACAGTGCATCACGCACTGCCGCTGCTTGTCTCAACTTTAATGTAACGGTGATATCAGTCACAGGTCTCCCTCTACACGATTTTCAGAATAGTAAACGTCAAAGGATCCACCAGGATAACGCTTCTCAAGTTTCTTGACGTTAGTAGCAATCACTTCGTCAAAGGAAACGCCGAGTGCCATACAGGCTTGAGCAGCATACCACATAAGATCACCGAGTTCAATAATAAGATGCTCACGGTTATGGTCATCCCAAGGTTTTCCTTGAAAAACCATCTTCTTGATGATTTCAAGAAACTCCCCGCCTTCAGCATTAATACCAACACCTGCAGTAAGTAGTCGCTCAATATTGGCACCCTTTTCATCAAGGGCAACAAGGCGGTCGGAAAGCGCGACAAAATCAGTAGAGGCATCGCTAGTAACCGCATCAACAAACTTTTGATACTTTTCAAAATCAACTTGTTTAGTCATAGTTTTAGATTGTTTCTTTTCTAGTTGTTCACGATAAAATTGTTGAGTCCACCCATCATTGTAAGGAGAGTTTGCTTGGACTTCCAACATCAATTCAGAATTTGAATCCATCGAATGATTTTTTGGGTTTTGCTTCTTCATAATTATACTGCTCTTCTTGTCCAGAGTCAAGTATATTATCTTGTGCTGTCTGTTCACAATCATACAGACGCATTTTGGCACGATCAATGCCAACAATAAATCGCTTATAAACAGAGAGATCGTTATAACGATTCTTTAATTGCTTCACCATAATCTGTCCCAGTTGTTCCAACTCTTCTGTAGAAATAAGGGCAAACATAAGATCAGCAGTAGCAGGGAGACCAAAGGACTCACTAGTGTCAGTAAGGTCAACATCACTGCTACCATAACCAGAACGAGTGGTCTGGGTGGCAGATACGATAGGGACCTCGGCTTCGACAGCCAACCCTCTAAGTTCTTCTGCAATTGACTTAACAAGAGTATAGGAATTAATATTGGCAGATCCTTTGTAACGTGACGAGGCACAAATATTGAGATAGTCCACAAATATAATATCAGGTTTGAAAGACTTCTTAAGTGCAAGTTCATTAAGAAGTGCCTTAAAGTGTCCACTGTGTGCGCTCGCAGTAGGGTACTCTTTAATTATAAGTTGACCCTGTGTTTTCTTTGCCAGGTTGGTTACTTTGTTTTCAAATGATGTTCTAGGCAGGTCGGCAAGGTCCTGAATAGGAACATTCAGAAGGTTTGCGTCAATACGTTCAGCAATTTTCTCCTCTGCCATCTCCATTGTAATGTAAAGCACGTTACGTCCGTTAAGCAAAACGGAGCTAGCCATATGACACATGAAAAGAGACTTACCAACACCTGTCCCAGCAAGAGCGACATTAAGAGTCTTGTTAGGAAGACCACCTTTCGTAATCTTGTTGAAATACTCAAGATCAAAGGGAATACGATCCTCTTTCTTGTGATACGCCTCATATCGTTCTTTATAATCTTCTAGGTAGTTGTGACCGATATGATTGTCAAAAGAAACTGCGAGTGCGTCCGACAAAATTGACGGAATAGCATCACGATTCTTCTTTTCATCTTGTCCGTCAGCAATGCCAATAGACTCCATTAGTGCCAAATAAATGGCACGATCGCGGCACCACTTTTCAGTAGTGTCTTCCAACCACTGTTTATCTGCAGGAGCATCCGTGAGACTTGAAGTGATCTCACGGGTTTCCTTGACCTCCATTTCAGAAAGGTCAGTGCGATTTTCTAATTCAATGGCAAGTGCTTCTGTAGTGATAGCATTGCCATATTTCACAATAAACTGAGTAATCTCCTCAAAGATAATCTTTTCGGTTCTCTGTTCAAAATAATCAGGTTGAATAAACGGAATTACTTTGCGAGAGTACTCTTCATTGAAAACAAGGTTTCGCAGAATAGTTGTCTCAATTCGCTCCATAGGAATAAATCTGTTTCGCGGCAGCATCAAGTTGCTGCATTACTTCAGGGGTAAAATAAGTATCAGGATCCTTCAGAATTGCTTTCGCATAAACTTTCTTCCCATCGATTTCATAACGTCCTGCTACGTTCTTCCACATCCCAGCAATCTCACCGAGTTCAAGAAGACCATAATATCGATCAAGACCACGCTCATCGTAATACAGACGCACCGTAACATCTTGATTCTCCTTGCTTAAACGCGACTTAGCAGTCTTTGCTTTGATAAGGTTTCCAACGATTTCTGTTCCGTCTTTTTCCTTTTTCTTTGAGAGATGGATGATAGTAGAAGCAGCGTACTTAAGACCGCTACCGCCTCCCATCTCCTTTGTAGGAACATAAGCGCCAATGACATCGTAAGTGTGGTTAGTGACAATCATAGGAATGTTTGCCTGACCCAACTTGAGAGTGAGCATACGGAACGCACCTTTGATCAGTTGGGATTTGGTCATATCCCTAACTTGCTTATCGTTGAGAGCGTCTGTAATCTCTTTCTCCGTGGAAAGCATACCAAGAGAGTCTAGCACAAACATACAGGGTTTGCGTTCTTCTACAGATTTTTTTAAGTAAATGTCCACTGCCTTGAGTGCCTTGCTACGGAACTCTTCAACGGTCACAACATTCACTACTACAACACGGTCGAGATCTAACCCACGACTTGCAAGGAGTGATTTGTTAACAGCAGCTTCAGTATCAAAATAGAGACAGTAACCATCAGGGTTGGAATCAAGAAAATTCTTAACCACAGCGAGAGAGAAGAAAGTTTTTCCAGTAGAAGACTCTCCAGCAATAGCAGTAATCTTATTCCCAGATACACCACCAAATATACTACCTGAAACCAGTGCGTTAAAAATGTACGAACCTGTGTCCACATAAGTTTCAGTTTCATCAATATCCGATGCGAGTTTGGTGAAATCATCACCAATCTCTTTTACAATTTCTTTTAAAAAGTCCATAAATCACTCAAAAATATAATGTGAGTTTTGAGATTTAAACATCTCTACCTCTTTTTCATTTTTAAAGAACTTAAAGAGTGTTGTATTTGATTGCCCTTTAAGTTGATACTTTACTTTAATCATCAAGCAACCATCCCGTATTGTTCACGAAGAATTTTTTTATAAGGTCCGCCAGGATTTTCCTCACGGATTTCTTTAACAATTTTCAATTTTTGATATAGAGAAGTGTCACCACCAAGACGGAGAGCACTTACAATCGTAGCGAGTTCTTTGTCGTTAATAGGAAGGTCCATTTATCCAAAAAATAGTTCCAAGTTTACAGTTTTTTCTACATTCCACCCAATCGCATCTAGGATCGCCTTGAGAGGTTCGACAAAACTCTTTTCAAATTGTAGGTCATAGTCGATGTACTTGTCAAGGTTAAGTTCCCGTGGAAAATCCTGGATGAATGAAATAACATTCTCCCTGATGATATTGGGCTTCTTCAAATAGAGGAATTTGATCTTTTCCCCATTATTGATAAGTGAATATTTATTAGTCAGTTTTGCTTCCTTCACATAATGATTGAAAAGCAGGGCACCACGACAATGAATCGGAGTTCCCTTAATGTAAATATCAGAAGAAGACTGATATTTACGAATGTCAGATGCTGTGCGAGGGAAAGCAATCTCTTCTGGAGGAAGTTTCTTGAAGTCGGTACGACACTGATCAATGAATTTGATAACGTCGTCTTCCGTACCATTCATCATAAGTTTGAGACCGTCCTTAATCATCTTTCGACAAGGTGCGGGAGTAGAAGATTTAACTGCCTCAATACCCATCATCTTCAGTTTGGGTTCTTCATATCGAACACCCTCACTGTCCCATACGTTGAGAATGTATCGCTTCTTCGCAGTCCAAATACCACGTTCAGCAATATTCTCACGCTTCATAAACATCTTTTGGTCATAGGCGTTGACGTAGGTTGCCAGTTCTTGGTAACAACGGTCAATATACTTTTCAAGTTCCATTTCACAGACCTTATTAAGGAACGTGACAATGCCTTCAGTAGTTTTCTCTCTTCCCTTGTATACACTTTCAACCAGAGGACCCATATTAAGATAAATGGAATCAGTATCAGAAGCAATAACATAATCTTCTCCTTCAGTTTTCAATACCTTATTCAGGTATTTGTTCATTCGGTTTTCAATCCAGCGGATGGAGACTTGTCCAGATAGTGTGATGGCTTCTGCATTGGCAAGCTTATAGTAGCGAAAATACTGGTTGCCAATAGCACCATAAGCAGAGTTAAGTTGGATTTTACGCGCCATTTGGATGTTGTTACATCTTGCAATTTCCTTTTCAAGTTCCTTGGTTGGTGTCTTTTCATATTCTTGTTTAGCAGCAAGCATCTTCTTCTTAAAGACGGTTCGATCTTTATAGATCTTCTCCATCAACTCTGGCAGAAAACCGCGCACGTCCTTCCGATACATTGCACCATTGGCGCAGACCGCATTATCTTTATAAAGTTCAAAGTTTATCTCCTCATTAAGTATCTTATCAACGGTAGATGATGGGTGTCTCTCCTCCAAGAGCGTCTCTGGGGAGATATTGTATTGCATAATAAGATGAGGATACAGACTATTAAGGTCGAAAGAAACAACCCAGTCATACTTTCCAGGAATCGGTTCCTTGACATATGCTCCAGCGTATTTGGAATCTTTGTCGGAACGAACAATGGGAGGAATTACAATGTTCCGTTTCTTTAGATAGTTATAAATGATTGTATCCCACATACGAACCTGAGAGAACACATCTGCATAGTTCGCTTTGGCGTCATATGCCATAACGATTGCAAGTTCAATCAGTTTCATCTTGTCTTCCATACGGTCAACAAGTTCCACGTCAATGATGTTATATTCTACAAACTTCTGCCATCCGTTGGTGTAGAAGTCTTTGAATGTGTCGAACTCGGAGTGGTCAAGTTTCTTTTGCCCAAGTTCAACGCTTGCAATATAGTCAAGTCGGTAAGATTCTTGCGCTTTATAAGTAAACTTCTTATATAGGTTAAGATAATCAAGTTGAGTAATACCACCAACATCATAAGAAATGTTTTTTCTGCCTGCGATGAAGGTTTCTTTCTCCGTGACCAAACCCCAGGGAGAGATACGTTTCATCAACTTCTCACCCAAGATCCTATCGATACGGCGCACCAGGTACGGCATATCATATAGTTCACTATTCCAACCAGTAACAACTTCAGGAGTATTCTCCTCAATCATCCACCAGTTAATAAAGTCATTTAGAAGTTCATACTCAGTTCTGAACCCTTTATAGATGACATTCTGTTGTTTGTTATTGAAGGGTCCTTGACCCCAGGTGCGAATCTGTTTGGTAGTATAGTCCTGCACGGTGATGAGGAGAACCTCCTCAGCGGCAGATTCAACGTCTGGGAATCCATTCTCCGATTTAACCTCAATATCAATAGTAGAGATTTTAATCTTGGTAGTATCAAACTTAATCTCTTCCTCAGGATACTTCTCAGAAATATACTGATAGATGTATCTATCGTTTCCGTAGATTTTAAAGTTATCTACGCCATCATATCGCTTGATAAAATCACGACATTCGCGAACAGTTCCAGGTTCAACAGATTCAACATATTCACCATCAAGAGTTTTGTATTTTGTTTTCTTATTTGAGGCGACAAAAAGAGTCGGGTAGAACTTCTCTCGGGTTGCGAAATGTTTACCATTTTCGTAACCGCGAACCAAGAAGTGGTCCCCGACCATCTGGACGTTCGTATAAAATCTCATTCTTTGGTAAGTTTCAAGTACGCTTCAATAACTTCTACAGTTGGATCAGCAATAGTAAGAATATCACTAGATCGTATCATATATTCAGATTGATTGGAAGCCTCAACCCATGGTGTCATGTTATCAACACCCAAGAACTTATAAGGTTTAATTAACTTACAATCAGGGTCTCCAATTTCAGCATCTAGCTCTTGAACTTCACTGATTAAAACAGTGTCAATTCCAACGAGCAAACATTTGATATTATTCACTTATGACCTCCGTTTCAGAAAGTGGTGTTGGATTAACTTTAGCATCATACATTTCCTTAATTCCAGGAATTGGTTCACAGATAGTTGCAACAATATCTGTTGTAACTACAAACTCTTTATCACTAGAAAGAATCATCCAGGGAGTAAGAATAATATCCAACTCATAATTAGCGTTCTTAGTATCACTTTCCATAAGAACATTTTTTTCCTCAGACCTCACAATCTGAGGTTGAGTTAGAAGATAACCACGAACTTGTTCTTCCTGAACAACTTCTTTAGCATCAGTAATCAAAGTTTCTCCAGTTTTCAGGAGCAATAACTTAACTGCCATTTTTCAAAAAATTTCCTCTCCATATTATAGCAATAAAAAAGAGGGGCGTCAACTGGATTTTGCCAGTTGCCCCTCTTGGCGTAGCGACGACGATATTCAGTTTTATTTATGGAGTTGTTAGAAAAATTTCTGCTGTGGGTGGACCATTAGGGTAGTGCGCTGCCGAGGGTCCAACTACTAAAAAGAGTCATTGCGGTTCCAATGAAAAGAGTGGCGGCTGTCCAGTTCATAGTCGTCCTCCTAATCTTACATAACTATCTATATTATACTGTATCACTATGATACACTTCTGTATCAACCACAGCAGAAATTAGTTAGGATTTATAGATAATCCTTTCTTTGATGATGCTCTGGTACGACTTTACCTAACTCAATAGTTAGAAGCCCATCCTCAAATACAACTGATCTAACTTCCGTTTCATCTGAGAGGGTCCAAGATCTGGTGAAAGATCTCTGAGCCATTCCTCTATGGACGTAAGTTCTTCCAGTTTCTGTATCTTCTTTTTGTCCTTCGACAAAGAGTTTTCCGTCTTGAGTGTAGACATTAATTTCTTCCTTTTTAAATCCTGCTAGTGCTAGTTCTAAGCGATATTCTACGTTGCTTAGTTGAACTAGGTTATATGGTGGGTAATTAGTTTGAGTCTCGTGCAGCGTCCCGAGACGGTCAAAGTAATCTTCCATACCAATACTGTACTTATTTATACGGTCTAGCAGTGCTGGAAGGTCGGCACTATGAAACTTCATTAAGTTCGTCATTATGGTAGCTCCTTTAAAAGCGAGTTTGTATTGTGTGGACCCTTACGGCATCCACTACTAATTATACAAGAAAGCATAAAAAAGGGAGTGTTGAACTCCCTACAAAATTATTCGGTTACTTCCACCTTTTTCTTCTTCGCCCCAATATTATACTTAGTTTCGAGAATCCAATCCTGCTTATCTTTATAAGCGAGTACTTTAATCTGATTAAGCGGAGCGATATCTTGAATCTTAGTGACATCTACAATACCAATAAGACCCCAATCAGCAAGCAATTGAGCAATACGATTGCGACGCTGGACATCGTTGACAGTGAGATTTGCGTGTTTTCCATCTAACGCAAATAATTCTTTGAAATGAACCAAATAGTATCTACCTTGCTTGTGAAGAATATGACAAGACTGATAGATTTTCTTTTCCTTCCTTGATGCTACCCCAATACGGGTCAAAGTTTCACGCACTTTCAAAAAGTCATCGGGTTCG